TAGAAGAAGCCTATATTTATTATGGTTTTGGAACTGATGAAGATGGAGAAACACGTACAACGTATTGGCTTTGCGATGTACCTAAAGGAAATAGCTTTGAAGCATGGAGAGTGTATAAAAAATAGGAGGTGGGGGTGATGTCTAAAGCAGTATTAGTTATGGATATGCCAGAATCATGTTTTGGTTGCAACTTTTTGTATTGTAACGCGGATGCAGGTATTGACAGTTGCCAGGCTATGAAAGTATCAAGAATTGTTGATTCTGAAACATACGAAAAACCAGATTGGTGTCCACTTCGGGAACTGCCGGAGAAAAGAGAAATTAATCATAACAAAAATCACTACATAAGTAACTTTTGGACAGATGCAAAGAGCGTAGGTTGGAATGCCTGCTTAGATGAAATTTTGAAGTAAATCGAAAGGAGTGAGAGGTTTGCTGGCCAGCGTGAAAGAGCTCTTTACTCCAAAAGATAATGGAATCAGTACAGGAAAGAATGGAGCGGATCGGAGCATATGAGAAGATAGCATCTTTTATGCAGAAAGAAAAGCAGCCATATGAATATAAAAGAAAATATGCACAGATCAGAGCAGAAGAGTTCGCAAATGAATGTGACGGAAGATTGCTCAACTACCATGTTTCGGTCGGTGGACTTGACAGTATAATCTTATACCTGTTTTTACATGAGGTATGCGGAATTGATGCACCCGGAGTGAGTGCATCCACACTGGAAGACAAGAGTATACAGAGAGTACATAAAGCTCTTGGAATTATCAATGTGCCGCCGCTGAAAAGGGATGATGGTACTTATTGGACGAAACCAAAGGTCATACAGGAATTTGGATTTCCGGTCATTTCAAAGGAAGTGGCTGCCAAGATAGAATTGTTACAAAATCCGTCAGAGAAAAATAAAACTGTCCGCCATGCGATTATTACTGGGGAGACTGGAGAATATGGCGGATGGCAGAAAAACTCTAAAATGCAGCTAAAACAGAGATGGTTAAAGCTGTTCGGTGGATATGAAAACGAAAATGAAGGGTGTGATTATCAGAAGCCAGATTTTCTCGTATCGTCCAAGTGTTGTTATTACCTTAAAGAGAAAAACTGTGATGACTGGGGAAAAGAGCATAACAGTGTGCCGTATCTTGGACTGATGGCATCCGAAGGTGGCAGACGTGCCAGGAGCCTACGGATGAACGGATGTAATTATTTTGGAGCATCCACAATCAGATCAGCACCATTTGCTATATTCCATCGACAAGATATTTTAGCACTTGCCTTAGAGATGGATCAGATGTGGAAAGGTGGACTGAAAGAAAAATATCATGAAAGACTTTTGAAAGAAGGAAGATTATCTCAAAGTTTTGAAATGCCAGACAGCATTATACCGGAAATCTACGGAACGATTGAGAAAAAGCCGGATGGAACGCTTTATACAACTAAGGCACAACGTACCGGATGCAGTATGTGCGGTTTTGGAATCCACATGGAGAAACGCCCACATCGGTTTGATCTGTTGTATGAGAGCAATCCGAAAGAGTGGGATTATCTGATGTTCCATATGTGTAAGGACAAGGATGGGAACGATTATGGATGGGCGAAAGTGCTTGATTATATCGGTGTTGGTTGGGATCCATCAACGATAGGAGATAACTGTAAAGGGCAGATGAGCCTACCATTAGATCAAATGTGAGGTACGATATGACAAATAGCGAATTGAAAGAGTATTTGAACAGATTCCCGGATGATGCACCTGTAAGTGTCATCCTTGCGAATCCGAAGAAAAGAAAACTGTACGAGATTAACACGGTTTATAAATTGACCGATTGCGAACAACCAGTGTTTTGCGTTGACGTTGGAAAAGAATCTGATATGGATGAGGAAATGGTGGAAGCCTGCAAGGAAGACGAGAATCTGGAAGGACAGATGGAGATAGAGGACTATCCGGAGTATTTGCCGGACGATTTTAAGGAGAAATAAAATGGAAGAGATTGTTTTATCAAAAAGACAGCAGGGGAAAACTAGAATGTTAATAGAAATGTGCCATGCTGATAAGTATTCATTAATAGTTTGCCCGAATCGTGCGATGTGTGAATTAACTTTTAAAATGGCTCAAGATTTAAAAATGCCTATTCCTATGCCTATTACATTTGAAGTATTCGCACGAAGAACATGGAGTGGACGGAATATTAATAATTTTTATTTTGACGAATTGCAAATGAGCTTGCAAAGTATAGCTGGCCATACACAAATAAAAACTGTCGTAATAGATACGACATATAGCAGAGTAGGCTTTTTAGAATTGGCGAAAGAAAAAATGCTCAGCGGAAAATATGAACTGCGTTGCTTCGAACCAATTCATTATACTGCAAATCAGTATCAGAGCATTGAGTATTATGATAGCTGGCTTCAAATGTTCAAATCCTATCGAAAAAAGAAAAAGCAGTATGCCAAGGTTGATTTAATCGTAAGAAAAACATTGAAAGAATGATCACATGGGAAATCGGTCGATTTATTATGTGGGCGACCGACGTGGCAGTAAAAAGTGAGCATAAGGGATGAGGCTGCTATTGAGAATTTTAGCGTAGTTAAATTAGAATTTAGCGGAGGAAAAGTAGATGGATAAAAAAGAGTATGAAGAAATTGAACGGAAAGCGAATGAACTGGAACATAATGCAAGCATTAAGTGTAGTGTCGAAGTTCAAAAAGCACAGAATTTTTACAATGGATATCAGCAAGGAATAGAGGATATGTTAAAGATTATAAGAAGAAACGGAACATATTATGATTCAGCGAGGTAATTTATTATGACAGTACCAAGAACAATTGAAAAATATGCAAGAGAATATGAAAAAACAAAATCTCAAAAAGCCTATCAGAAAGTAGTTGACTGGCTTAATAAGTATACAGATGCCGATGGCGTAGATATTGGAGAAATATCTATAGTATCAAAACCAACAGGAGACAAACAATTTGAAGATGGCGAATATTGTGAGCAATGGTCAGTTGGATTTGAGGGAGATAGCTTTGAGGGATACTATTATCATAAAATGCGTGAGAATGATAATTATTTGAAATACACATATTTTTGTTAACCTGAAAGAGAGGTAGTATATGAAAGAATTTCCGATTATGACGAAAAAGGGCAAAGAATATATTCCCTACGATATCATTAAACCGCATGAAGAGCAGGCATTAAAAAATCACTGTGGTCAGACATTAGACAGATTAGCAGCCAGAGGAGGTCTGTCTTGGTCGGAAGCCTATGCTGTTCTAACAGACAGCAAATTCCCTTATAGAGATCAGTATATTTCGGAAGAATTTTACGAGAAAAAGGTAAAAGAGATAGTATCAAATGCAAAGAGAGGTATAAACATGAGTAAATATTGTCATAGCAATGACGGAGAACTTTATTATGGGGAATTTGACACAGAACAGGATGCACTAGAAGATGCAAAAGAAAGCTATCCGGGTGAGAGTGAAATTTACATCGGAACATGTACAAAGCCGATATTTAGATGGGATAGTTGCGAGGGAGAAATTATTGATTCCATCAAAGAAAATCTGTCTGAAGATGTGGGGGAAGCAGCAGAAAATTTTGAAGTTTCTGTTGAACAGGAACTGGAACTTGCGAGGATGATTGATGAAACCGTCAAAGCGTGGATAGAACAGGAAGAGATAGAGCCATCTTGTTACTGTGTTTTGGATGGTCATATTGTTTCTTTAAACTGAACATGAGGTAGAAATAATGGATGCAAAGAGAAAAGCAATACCAAAAAGCATTAGAATGACGGTATATCAGAAGTGCAACGGTCATTGTGCTTATTGCGGATGCAGCTTGGAATATAAAGATATGCAGGTGGATCATGTAATACCTCTGAATGGTTGGAGCGAACAGGGAACAGACACGGTTGACAATATGCTTCCGGCTTGCAGAAGCTGCAATCATTATAAGAGCAGATCCACGCTGGAAGGTTTTCGGAAAATGGTTTCCGCTATGCCTGATACTTTAATGCGTGATAGTAATACATACAAAAATGCTGTGAGGTTCGGACTGGTGATACCGAATAAAAAGCCGGTTGTTTTCTATTTTGAGAAAAATAACTAAACTTAGAATTAATGGAGGATACAATAAAATGAAAAATGGAATTCACGGAAACAGAGAACAGCTTGAGGAATTATCAGTGAATAGGATCCTTGGTGAATTATATGATAAGGCGAAAGCTGAAAATGATGGGAAAGTTCATATAAGAGAAATTGAGGACGGACATATTGGAGATACTATAGAACTTTATTAATAATCACTTAAACTGAACTTTAACGGAGGAATCAACATGAAACTGATAAAAAAGAAAGCTGAATTTGTGGGGTACGTAGTTTACAGCGTGGGGGATCTCCAAGAGTGGAGATGTCCGGAGTGGAGATGTCCAGATAAAGATTGTGGAATGAGCGTGATGGAAGAATATAAATGCTGTCCATATTGCGGACGGCGTTTAAAATTTGATAAGAGCAGAAAATGAACTTTAACGGATGAAAGAAGGTGTGACGAAATGAAGATTATTATAGGAATCATAATATATGCGTTCATCGGATGTGTATTTGCTGGATTTTTAGAGGATGATACTGCACCAAATGCGGATACATTGGCACAGATAGCATTCTGGCCGATATTACTACTCATTATCATTGCCTGGATACTTTCCATAATTCCACTAACAATTGGACGAGTATTAAGAGCCATTTTTGATTTTTTTGACATGAAGAACTGAATATTGATATTTTTGCCGGCTGAAATATGCCGGTAAAAATATACAATAATGTTGCATGAATACGATAATATATTGTGTTTTTATAAACTGATATATGGTATAATGGTGTAAGAAACATAGTTGTCACGCATGGGGAGATGTTTAAAATGAGCAGAGAGGAAACGATAGAGATATGCACACGCATAGACGATTACCTGGGCGATAAAATAGCAGAATCAATTTTAAATAATATCTCATATGACAAAATGGAAGCACGCTTTGGGATTATGCCGATTTCTCGCACGCATTTTTACAGAAAAAAGAAAATGGCATTAAGGATGCTCAACAGCCGGAGCTTGTACGAAGAAGAAAGTAACGGACAGTTACGCATAATACTTTGATTCACGCATAGAACTGCACACATAACGCACGCATGGCACGCATATACAAGTTTTTATCACGCATAGGATAAAATATAGCACGCACGCATAAAAATGGCTGTATTGAAAAAATATGCAAGGCAGATGCTGGATATAAAAATAAAAATCCGTACACAAAAAAAGCCGCCGGCAGTGATCCGGCGGTAATCCTCTGCGGCGGTTGTCTAATTTTTTAAGATCTGACGTGCTGTATTAAATACATAAAGCCTATTGTAGCTGTGATGTTTAAAATCTCCATTATTAGCGATCGTCCGCCCGGTGTTTTCATATTTCAATGATAAAACAATGAGATATTTTTCTAACAATTCATCCGGACATTTTAAGCATTCTATAGCGTTTTCAATCTCGCTTTTTTTACTATTCCAGTAAATGCCGTCGATATGCACTCGCTTTTCTTCTTCTAGTTCTTTAAATTCTTTCATAAGTTCTGCTTTCGTCATAAAATCAACCATCCTTTCGTTTATGCCCTGTCTCATCGGTGCAGGTGGGGCAGTTCCTGCAGACCGCCGGGCGGCGGTTTCGACTTAGCTGTAAAGCATTTCTTGCATGATCCGGTGGCGTTCTGTTTCGGATTTCTTCCGGTGCATTTCTCTAAAATCCTTTTCAGCTTTCATCTGCGCTTCTTTCTTGGTATATCCTCGACCTCTCCAAAGGTCATATAATTGCTCTATTGTCCAGTCCTTCATATTTTCCCTTTCTGGTCTGCCATCATCAGCACCGGGCGACCGTTCCACGGTGGACGCTCCAGCCGGAGCGTTTCGGCTCATAATACTGATAATTCAATCGCTTCGATCTCGTCCCAAGTAAAACCGATCCTGTGCATATCGAGTGATGCATCACTCATAACCGCTGACGCTTCCATTGTCATGTCACGATTAAAGAGTTCACAGAAAATTTTATAAGCATTAACAGCACCCTCATAAGTGAATACTTGTAAATTTCCAATTTTCGCTCCATATGTTCCGTTGATTTTAATAGCTCCAGTCATATTCAAATCCTCACTTTCTTTTTTTTAACTTGTTTCCTGTTCCTTTGTTAATATTATAATACACTAAAAACAGTGTAATTACAATATACAAATACACCAAAATAAGTGCAAAAATATCAGCGATAATTGTGTATTTTTTTGGTGTAAAATTAATTGAAAGAAAAATGTATCTGGTATATAATAAATACGAAAGAGAGGTGTGCAGATGCTTACTTATAAAATTGACGTACTGGAAACGCTGAAAGAAAGCGGATATAACACGACACGGCTAAGAAAAGAGCAGATCATAGGAGAAAGTTCGATCCAATTATTGAGAAAAGGCGAAATGGTCGGGATTAAAACGCTCGAAAAGATCTGCGATATACTGGACATGCAGCCGGGGAACATTATTAAATATATAGAAAATGAGAAAAAATAAAATACTTTAAAAATAATGTAAAAAGTATTGACAACACACCGTTTTCGGTGTATTGTAATATCAGAAACAAGGAAAACATATAATACACCGGAGGGAAAATAAGATGCTTTACATTAAAGATTGGTTTCTACAGAAAAATTTAACAGATTCACAAAGACAGCTTTTTGCAGACGGAGAGAAAGAGCAGATTGGAGAGACAGAGAAAGCAGTAAAAATTAAAGTTAAAGCTGATAATGGAGAGTTTACATTCTGGTGTCCAAAGTCCTGTTTGGCAGATAAGCCAGAGACAATAACACCGGAGCAGATGGCAGAATTTAAAAAGAACGGTGTTGAAATGATCGCAAACGGTCATAAAATCATTGTTAAAAAATCAGAAGTAAGCACATATAAAATGATGGGATTTAAGATCGTAAAATAAGGAGGATAAAAAGATGGAAGAATTAAAAAAATGTTATCAGGAATTACAGAAAATGATCGCAGAAATTGAAAACAGACATGACACAGACATCATGGATTTTATTAATCTTGATGACGAAGTGAAAGCCGAGTACATGGGAGACTGGAAAGAAAAAGACGTGCAGGGTTGGGAGTATATGGTAAATAGAGCCAGCACAATCCGAAAAGCGTACAGGATCGTTGCGGAAGAATTACACACCGGAGAATTTTTACCGGAAATTGACCAGTAAAAACCTAGGATATTAATTTGAAAAAAAGGAGATAAAATTATGTATAGTTGTGTATTAAAAAATAAAGAAGGTATTATTTTTGACGAAGGAAAAGATTTTGAAACATTAAGAGAGACTTTTAAATGGGCTTCAAACAGGGGACGCGGGTACGTTGTGCAGGTGGCGGATGATAATGGTAACGAGTGGGAAGCTAGTGTCGCTGAAAGCCTAAGTGAAATGAGCTTTAGGCTTCGGACAATAAATCGAAGCCTGTGTACAAGCGGATATGCCACCATGAACGAAATGAACTTTGATGATACCGTAAAAAAATGTAAATGTAATGAATTTGGCGGAACTTATTACTTAAGATTTTAATAGAAAGCGGCTTGAAATATAGCCGCTTTTTTTATGCTTAAAAATGGAACAAAAACTATTAAAAAATATCTTATAATAAAATTATAAGTAAAATGATGGGAGGTGTGCGACTTGGCAAATTTAAAAGGAAAAGTAAAAAAGCTTCAAACTGCGATTGTCCAGCGTGGGTTGATTATAAAAATAAATCAGAATCAATTCTACAGTGAAGAACAGAAGCGCATGATTACGATTTACAGAATCCTCACACCAGTGTACACCTTTAAGAAAAATAGACAAGAATGGAAAACGGAAGATTATGAGATTCTCAAAACGGCATCTATCACAGATGTTATTTTCTGCTTAATTGATATTTATAAGGCGGTGAGCGGATGAAGGGAGAACTCACACCGAAACAAAAAGCATTTGCAGATGAGTATATAAAGAATGGCGGAAATGCCACACAGGCATACATAAGCGCAGGCTATAGCGAGAATGGAGCAAATCGAAGTGCACAAAAACTGCTGTCAAAAACTGTCATTACAGAATATATAGCGGAAAAAATGGATCGCATCGAGAAAGAACAGCACCGGGATATCATGTCGCTAGCGGAAATCCAAGAGCGCAGAAGTAAAATCGCAAAGGGCGAAGTTGTGGACGGTCTCGGATTCTCCCCAGATTTCTCGGATCAGCTTAAGGCTATGGATGGTTTGGAAAAAGCACTGACCATAGCAGAAAAGCAGAAGATCGAGCGAGAGGAAAAGGAAAAACGCGAGAAGGCAGCACTCTGGACGATCCCGATCACAGACATCACATCCGACTTTGTGGAAATTTACAGAACGGTGCATGAAGCTTTTACTGGAGAGATAGACATACACGAGATCATATCGAAAGGTGGGCGTGGTTCTATTAAGTCCAATTTCTGGGGGAATCTTGCATATGAGACGATCAGACAGGATCCACAGGCGCATATCGTATACACCAGACGATATAAGGTTGACTTGCGCGGATCTGTTTACAATCAGTTTATGAAGGTGGTGATACGGTGTAATGATCTGGATAACTGGGACTTTAAGCAGTCTCCGATGTGTGCGGTGTATAAGCCGACCGGGCAGATGGTAATGTTCGTTGGAGCTGATAAGCCTATCAGCTTAAAATCGTTCAACGTGCCATTCGGATATGTGAAGCTTTTAATTCATGAAGAGTGTGACGAGATGGCAGGTGTGGAGCAGATGGACAATATCGAAGATACTTTCCTGCGAGCAGATACGCCAGCACTCGACATAAAAATCTTCAATCCTCCGAAATCAAAAAACAACTTTATGAATGAGTACACCGAAGAATGCAGAAATAAGCCACAGACACGGATCTGCCACAGTTATTATTATAATGTCCCGGTAAAATGGCTTGGAAAGCGATTCTTCGAGCGTGCGGAATGGTTCAGGATTCATAAACCATTATATTATAAAAATAATTATCTCGGAGAAGTCACTGGAACGGGAGGCGGAATCTTTGATAATTTAGAAATACGAAAAATATCAGATGAAGAGTTAATGACATTCGATACAGTAAACCACGGCTTAGACTTCGGATACACACACCCACAGGTATTCAGCCAGAATTATTATGATTATGAGACGGACACACTTTACATTTTCGGCGAGGTTTATTCTAAAAAATGTAAAAACTCTACCTTTGCCAGGAAGATAAAGAAATTTATGAATGTCGAGATCATATGCGATTCTGCCAGACCGGACGGAATAGCAGAGATGCAGGACTGGGGTTTTAATGCGATTGGGGCAAAGAAAAGATGGGGGAGCGGAAAAGGAAGAGATTACTGTTGGGAGTGGCTACAAAGATGTAATAAGATCGTGATTGATCCAGAGCGATGCCCGAATACAGAAAAAGAGTTTGTAAAAGCAGAACATGAGCAGCTTCCAGATGGTTCATTTTCGGATGCATACCCGACCTTAGAAGAAGATACGATCATGGCAAACATTTATGCATTGAACAGGATTATCATGACCAGCCGAAGGAATGACGGTCTTTATGATGATGATGATGAAGACAGTGACGATTATGAGGATTAAAAAATGAATTTTTTTGAAAAAATAAGGGAGACGATCATGAAGTTTTTTAGAACAGATGCAGAAAAAGAATTTAATGTCGAGTTTATCACTTCCCCGGAGATCGAGAACTCACAGCAGAGATGGAACGACATCATTAAGGGGAGTCCTTTCTGGGTTGATCCGAAAAAAAATGACATTAGGACAATAAATTTCGCAAAATTCCTCTGCCAGTACACAGCAAAGAAAGCTTGCATGGATTTATCAGTGAGCGTAACAGGTTCAGAGAGAGCTGATTTTATTAATAAGTGCATCAGGGCAATGGTTGACACTTCTATCAGAGACAAAGTCGAAGATATGCTCGGAGTTGGTGGAATTATTTTAAAGCCGAACGGTTCAATGAACCCAGACAACATGATCGATTATATTATGCCGTGGGATTTTGCAATCACAGAAAAAACAAACAACGGAGATATTAGAGGATGTATCTTTATTAATCGACTTATAAAAGATAAGGTGTACTATTACCGGCTCGAATACCATCATTTCACGACCTCAAAAAATAAAGAGGGCGAAGAGATGAACGTGTACGAGATCCAGAACAGAGCGTTCAAATCAAACAGCAGTAACTCACTTGGTAAAAAGATAGAACTGCATGACGTTCCTGAGTGGTCTTCAATCGATGAAGTCGTTCATATTGCGAATATAGAAAAGCCACTGTTTGCTTATTTGAAAACTCCATTCAATAATACGATCGACTACTCATCACCAGAAGGTATATCGATTTTCTCAAATGCACTTATGGAGCTTAGAGATCTTGATATCGCATGGAGTAAAAAGGGAAATGAGGTTGAGGATTCTCAGCACATTACTTTTATTAATGAGAACGCGCTGACAAAACAGGGAAAAGGCGGTACACGCACCTCAACAGTAGAGCTTCCTCGGTTCGTTAAAGGCTTGAAATTGGGACTGGATTCAAAAAGCACGATTGATGAACACGTCCCGACCATGCTTACTTCTGACAGAATCACAGACATTAACAGCATTCTATCTATGATATCGACAAAATGCGGATTCTCACAGGGGCAGTTTATCCTTGATAGAAAATCTGGAAGATTGACAGCAACACAGGTTGAAAGCGATGACAATGAGACTGTAGAGACGATTAACGATATCCGAAAAAGCATAAAAACAGCGTTGAAAAATCTCATTTATGCAATTAACGTATTCTGTGACCTTTACGGAATACCTGCCGGCTATGTGGATGCACTGGATGATGATGTACCAGACGAAGATATATTCTATTTTAAAGATTTGCTTGCAAGTTTTGAGCAGGACAGATCAAGAGCTTATAATTTAATGATTCAGGGCGTTTATTCTAAACGTAAATACCTTAAAGAATATGAGGGATTTAATGATGATGAAGTAGATGCCATGTTTGCAGAGAGAGCACAGGAAGAGGCAGAAAGGAACAGCGGTGGTTTGTTTGGAGAGGAGTAAAATAATTCAAGGGATACCGAAGCTTTCTAAAAATGGTATTTTAAAAGGTGGATATATTATCCCTGAACCTGAACCGCCGGAGATGATTCAGGTAAGGTTGCAGGAAAAGACTGTGATAGAGACAATTAAGTTTTATTTAGATAAGTGACAGAAATGGATGCGTTAATATGAAATATAATAAAGTCATTGGAAGTTTTAATATTAAGCTTGATACAAAGCGTATGGATGAAAATTTGAGAAATGCTCAGAATGTTCTTGACGAGCAGGTTGTAAATGACATGAGAAAATACACACCTATGCAGCAGGGCGATCTGAGAAACAAGACGCAGATAAAAGAACCCGGATTAATTACAGTAGATACACCATATGCGCATTATCAGTACGTTGGCGAACTTTATTTGACGGCAGACGGTAGATCATGGGCGAATCGTGGAGAAAAGAAGTATCCAACAGGAACAGAATTAAAATATCACACACCGGGAACAGGTAAAAGATGGTTTGAAACTGCAAAAGAAAATCACGGTAAGCAGTGGATAGATCTTGTTAAAAGAGAGGTTGGAAAAGGATAATGCTTAGACCGGATTATTTTTATGGAAAAACTGATAAACTGGTTGAAATGTATCAAGATCTTGAAAATTGGATTATATCAGATATTGCAACACGATTGATAAAATCCGGTGAATTGTCAGGAACTGCCGACCGAGAATTGTGGAAACTCCAACAGATGGGACTGCATAACACCGAGATTGTAAAAAGAATATCTGAAATGTCTGGAAAATCGAGAAATGAGGTTCGCAGATTATTAAGGGATAGTGTTATGACATCATTCTCAGATGATAAGGAAGTCTTAACACAGATATCAGCATCCGATATTATATCTCCGCTAAAAAATAATATGGCAATTCTGGCAATGAATGCAGAGTTAATAAAGACATTCGGAGAACTTGATAATTTGACAAAAACAACCATTAACCAGACACATAAAGACTTGCTCAACATGCTGAATGAGGTTGATTATAGAGTTGCATCTGGAATGCAGTCTTACAGCAGTGCAGTCTGCGAAGTTCTGGATAGATATGCGGAATCTGGTGTTATGGTAGAATACCCTGCCGGAACGAAGCGTTCTCTTGAAGCGGCAGTGAGATGTTGCATCGTCACATCTATGAATCAGACCGCGGCACAAGTGACGAACGTTTATATTGCGCAAAATAAAATAGAGTATGTTCTAGTATCAGCGCATCCGGGTGCCAGATATGATAAAAAGAATCCAACAGGGATTCCATCTCACAATCACTGGCAAGGCAAGGCATATAAAATAATCGGGAGCGAACCAGGATTTCCGAATCTTCTTGAAAGTACAGGCTATACCATAGACATTGAAACCGGAAAGGGAACTGTTTTAAATCTCTTAGGGCTTCACGGATACAATTGCAGACATTCACATGGTCCGTGGCGAAAAGGAATGGTAAATAAGTACCTTGATGAAAACGGAAATGTGAATATAAATGCAGATGAAAGCCAAAAACTTTATGATTTGCAGCAGAAGCAGAGATTCCTTGAAAGAGAAATTCGTAAAACAAAGCGTGAAATTATGACCAAGAAACAGGAACTTGATATGATTGCCGAAACAGATGTAAAAGAGATTTTGCAACCTCAATATGATAAACTGGCATATAAACTGCGAATGCAGAATAAAAGGCTTCAATCATTCTGTAAGAATAATGATCTTCAATTGCAAGGCGATAGAACGAAGGTTTCTGGATTTAATAGAAAACAGTCTGCGATTGCAAATGGACGAGCAACGGCTTATAAAAATAAAATCGAAAAAAATGGTACAACGAAAATGGAATAATATGTTATTATAATAATGTGTTAACCATACATACTTGGTTATCCACCTTTCTTTAATTAATGTAGTGGAACTCAAGCGAGACAAAAACTCACCGTCATAGCCGGAAACTCCCCCAAATGAGGTAAAGCAAATGAAAAACATTGTTACGTGCTTTACCAAAGAAGAAAAAGAGCATATAAAAGAATTGTGTGATTTCACACCGACAGAAGAAACGCTCTTTGATTTACGGAAGAAAGAAAAGTCTTTGGAAGAATGTGCAGAAATTATGCATGTTTCGACTAAGACAGCCGGACGTATTAACGTAAAAATGCAACATAAAATTCTTAAGGTAACTGGACAACATTTCACATAACTTTCTCCTCATTAAAGACATCCGTTAAGGGTGTCTTTTTTGTGTCCTTTTAATGAGGTTTTGCTGGGGTGGTTCAATTGTGTTGTTAATAATAAAATGAAGATAGAAAGAGAGGTTTATTATGTACGAGTATCAGAGATATAACCAGTATTCTTATCCTCAATATCAACAGCCACAGCAGATTCAACAGCAATTCCCACAACAGATCATTCCGCAACAAGCTGGACTTTGTGGAAGAATGGTTAATTCTGTTGAGGAAGTCACAGCGAATGACGTTCCTATGAATGCACCATTTGCCATTTTCCCGAAAGCAGATGGATCAGAAGTTTATATAAAATCGTGGAGTGCTAATGGGCTTATTCAGACAGTGACATATAAACCGCAGTTAGACGGAAAGCAGAACGAATTACCGAAAGAAGACACGGCAACATTGTTTGCCCCGATAATGGAGCGATTAGACCAGATAGAAGCTAAAATAACTCAGTCCCAAAGGACTACCAGAGCAAAGAAAGAGAGCGATTCTGAATGAATTTAATGCAGATGATCCAGTGCGGTGGAAACCCTAAGATGATATTAAGTCAAATGATGAGCAACTCTCAATTTTCAAATAATCCGATCATGAAAAATACATTCGACATGATGAACCGTGGAGACAGTAAAGGGCTGGAACAGCTTGCCAGAAATTTGTGCAAAGAAAAAGGTCTAAACCCGGAAGAAATCATGATCCAGTTTAAACATTGATACTATTCTTGCAAGATTATGTATAAATAAATTTTATTAGGAGGAACACATATGTTTAATTCATCTCCAAGTTTAGCGGACATTGCCGCCGTTACTGGTGGAAACCGTAATGATGGTGCATGGGGCGATGGTGGTTGGTGGGTTCTCATTATCCTTTTTGCCTTATTCGGTGGATGGGGCGGTTATGGATTCGGTGGTAATGGTGGTGGCGGTTATACCGCAACTGCGGCTACACAGGCTGATATCCAGAGAGGATTTGACAATTCAGCAGTCATAAGTAAGCTTGATGGCATTACAAATGGTCTTTGTGATGGCTTTTATGCAGTAAACAACGGAATGCTGACAGGATTTAACACCATTCAGCAGGCAATTAATGCGGACACAGTAGCAGGAATGCAGAATGCAAATGCTATTCAGTCTCAGCTTGCAAATTGTTGCTGCGAAACTCGTGAAGCTATCCAGGGTGTAAACTTCAACATGGCGCAGAACACTTGCGCATTACAGAACACCATGAACAACAACACGAGAGATATTATTGACAGCCAGAATGCCGGAACAAGAGCGATACTTGACTACTTATGCCAGGATAAGATCGCAACGTTGCAGGCAGAAAATAATGATTTGAGACTTGCAGCATCACAGGATAGACAGAACGCACTTCTGACTACCGCTATGACAGCACAGACAAATCATATTATCAACGCTGTTAATCCATCACCAATCCCAGCATACCAGGTGCCAAACCCGAACACATACATTCCGTATGGATGCGGTTGTAACAATGGATGCGGATGTTAGACAACTGAATAATTAAAGTATCTTAATCGACAAGATTATGTCTGCATAGCAGTATTACTTAAACACAAAGGGCAGACTTCAATGTTTGCCCTTATATTTTTGAAAGAGAGGAAAATATTATGTCAGAATTTACAGCCAATGCTTTACAGACTGTCCTGCAAGGAGAAGATGTCGCATTTACTGAGACACCGGTTTGCGGAACAAAATGTATCGTTCACAGACAGGGAAGCGGAGTAGTTAAATTAAGAGGAATCACAAACCAGTGCAAAGCCAGATTTCTTGTATCTTATAGCGGAAATATCCAGATCCCAACCGGTGGAACGGTGGAAGCTATTTCTCTTGCAATCGCAATTGACGGAGAGCCTTTACAGTCTACAAGAATGATTGTGACACCTGCGGCAGTAGAAAACCTATTCAATGTATCAGCACAGGTTTATGTAGATGTTCCTTGTGGATGCTGCAGCGCAATAGCGGTTCAGAATACATCTGGACAGACTATCGAGGTTCAGAACAGTAATTTGATCGTAGTAAGGGAGGCCTAGTATATGCATATTGAAAGAATCCATAAAATGCTTGAATGCCTTGCTGAAAAATCCTTATGTGAGATTGAAAAAGGGATTGAGAATGTCAATACAGAAGAAATGGGAGAAGTGATCGACATGATAAAGGATCTGTCAGAAGCAGAGTATTATGCCACAATTACTAAGGCAATGAACGAAGCGGACGAAGCAGATATCATGGAAAAGCTTTTAGAGTATGAGGATGACCGAAGATATTATGATCAGTATCGTTATGCTAATGGAAGATTCGCACCTAAGGGCAAAGGAAAACGAAGAGGATATGATGAGCCACCATATTATCACATGTACCCGGATGATTACGAAGATACAGAGCACATGAGAGACATGGATAAGAAAGACCTGAAAAGGATGTATACAGATACCGGAATGATGGGAGATAGATCATATCAGAGGGATTCCAGAGAGGGAAAAGCCGGTATTTCCAGACGTACTTATATGGAGACCAGAGAAAACCATCATGGCAATTCAGAGGAAGATAAAAAAGAGCGTGCCAAAGCAAGAAAAGATTATTTGCGAGATATGCAGATGGATATTACTGAAATGACATCAGATGCAGCACCTGAAGAAAAGCAGATGTGGAGAAATGAATTACAGATGATGTTACAGAAAATCTAAGAGGTGAGCGCAGTGTTTAAAATCAATGATGTTGAATGGAATATTTTATATGTAAATCCTAATAGTGAATGCTTGATGCGTTCAGACGGAACAATTACACTTGGTGTTACAGATTGGAGCAAACGAACGGTTTATTTGTCAAATGCATTAAGCGGAAGCCTGTTAGAGAAAGTTCTATCTCATGAGTTGGTACACTGCGCTTCATTTTCATATGACTGCCACATTCCAATAAATGTAGAGGAAATCGTAGCGGATTTTCTGTCTCTTTATGGAAAAGAAGTCGTTGGCATAGCAGATGATATTTTGAATGGGGTAATTGAAAATGGATGTTATAAAGCAGTATGAGGACTATATAGGGCTTAAAAAAGAATACATTAAAAATCCTACATTGGAAAATAAAAATGCAATGATAGCCAAATTGGAAGAGTACGGAAAGTATATATACGACCAGTGCAACAGATTAAAAAAGGATTGCATTGTGGAAGAAGAAAAAGAAGTACTTAAAAGGTATTTTGGTGGGAAATAGCAAAAAGGGGTGGAGTAATCTGCCCTTTTTAAAATGGTACAAAAAGTTGTTTAAAATAGGTTAAAATATATATTGAAAAGAATATTAAAAGTACCGGACAGAAAAATGGATTCTGTTCGCTAACCTAGAATAGTTATGGGATGATGCATGGCACGTCCTATTTTGGGCGTGCTTTTTTATTTTTGGGAATTAATTCAGTGGAAGAAGACACGGCTTATATCCGGGTTGTCGAGGGTTCGATTCCTTCATTCCCAATTGCCAGCTATGGAGTAAATAGCAACTCATTCGTGCCGGACTGACCGGAGTAACAACTTGGAAAGAAAGAGGTAGAAACATGGTAAACGTAGCAAACGAATTAAAGAAACTCGGAATTGAAGTTTCAGACGAACAGAAAGAATCCCTTAAAAAGAGTATGGGCGAAGAGCTTTATTCCAAGAAAGAAATGGAAGACAAGGTCAATAAGGCTTCATCAGAATCCGAACAGTGGAAAACCAGGGCAGAATCAGCAGAGAGAATGCTTGAAGGGTTGGATGGAAAAAGTCCGGAAGACATTTTAAGAGAGCGTGATGACTGGAAGAGACAGGCAGAGGATTCCAAAAAAGATTACGAAGCCAAAATCGCAGAGCATGAGAAGAATGAACTTTTGAAAGAAGCATTTGCGGAAATCGAGTTTACTTCTGAATCTGCAAAGAAAGCCATTATGGAAGACATTTCCAAAGGCGTAAGCGTGAGAAATGGAAAGCTGATAGGGTTCAGTGATCTTATTGAAGAAGCTAAAAAGACAGATGCAAATGCATTTGTAAATAAGCAGAATCATCCACAGGCGCATTTTACAAAACCGAATGAAAACAATTCCGGTGGTGATAAGCATGCAACAAGAGAGAGCATTTTATCTATCAAAGATAGATCAGAACGTCAGAAAGCAATTGCCGAAAACATTTCTTTATTCCAACAGTAAAGGAGTTTTATATGAACAAAAACAGATTAACGATGAACACAAATTTGCAGTTCTTTGCAGCAAACGCAGGACTGATTACAACAGGAGACATTGATGTAACGGCAAGGGAAATTGATTTTGTTACATCTTTTGAAAGAAACTGGGAAGCTTTAAGAGAAATTCTTGGAATTTCAAGAGCAATTAGAAAACAGCCTGGAACTGTTCTTAAAAGCAAATATGCAGAAGGAACGTTAGCGAGCGGAACTGTAGCAGAAGGTGATGTGATTCCAAGAACACATTACGAGGTAAAAGATAAACCTTATTCAGAGATTACTCTTGAAAAATATGCAAAAGAAGTTTCTATCGAAGCTATCAAGGATCATGGATATGAAGTAGCTTGTGAAATGACAGATGAAGAGTTCCAGACAGACCTGCAGGATGGAATTACAACAAAATTCTACAACTATCTGAAAACTGGTACACTTACAAACACTGCAAAAACATTCCAGATGGCGGTAGCTAAAGCTATTGGATCTGTCAAGAATAAGTTCAAGTCAATGCACAAAACTGCTACAGGAGTTGCAGTGTTTGCAAATATCATGGATTTCTATGATTATCTTGGAGATTCAAACATTACTTTGCAGACAGCCTTTGGACTTACCTATATCAAGGGATTCCTCGGAGCAGACATTATGTTCCTTTGCTCTGACAACGAAATCCCAGCAGGAAAAATTCTGGCAACACCTGTAAACAACATCGTTGCTTATTATGTAGATCCATCTGACGGAGATTTTGAGAAAGCCGGTCTTTCTTACACTGTCAGCGGAGAAACAAATCTTATCGGATTTAAGGTAAAAGGCGATTACGATCGTGCAACCAGCGTAACTTATGCACTGTTAGGATTTGTACTTTTTGCAGAGTACATTGATGCAGTAGCTAACGTTTCGATCACACCGGGGGAATAGTTCCCACTACACAGGCGGTAAATGCTAGTGGGGAACTCACGGAAGAATACTTAAACTCTCTTACAGTTGCAGAAATTAAGGCACTGGCAGAGAGTAAAGGGTATTCAATGACCGCAACAAAGAAAGCTGATATTATCAGTGAAATCTTATCACAGCAATAAGGAGTGTGGAGCAATGTCATATGTAGATTTTGAATATTACCAAACGAAATATGGTGGGAGTTTGTTTGAAAGCGAAAAAGACTTTGCTCCATATGAAAGAAAAGCAGAAAGAAGAATCAATGCGATCACATCAAACAGGATTGTGTTTTATCCTAAGCCAGAATCGGAAGATGCATGGTGGGATAATATCAAAGATTGCACCTGCGAAATAGCCGAATTGCTAAAGAATGTATCTGAGTACTCCGCGGCAGTTAATAACTTTGGTGTTATTGCAAATGCGGACGGAACTGTAAAAGGGAAAATGATTAAGAGCATGACTTCTGGAAGTGAATCAGTATCTTATGATGCCGGAGCATCTTCTTCGACATTGGTAGAGATTGCAAAATCAGAAATGGAACTTAATAGAAAGTGCTATGATATTGCATCAAATTACCTAACCGGAATGGTTGATACAAGGCATGAAAACCTTTTGTACATGGGAGTTTAGCTTATGGGAATCGGATATAAAGATGCCGTGGTTTTATATAACAGGCATTACAACGACACTTTAGAAACTGAATATTATTTCGGTACTTTATTTGAAAACGTAAGAATCGAGCTTACACAGGCAGAGAACATAAGCAAATCCGGAATGAAAGATGCAGATAGTTTTCTTGTAAAAATCCCGAACAATGGCACATTGAATTATGCTAATACGCCAGACTGGGAAAACATGAGCGAAGAAGAAAAGCTAAAGCATTTCACTTTAAGAAGTAATGATTTTGACTTCGTAGTGATTGCAAAAAAAGATGAACTTCTCATTGATAGGGAATTGCCGGTTGGATTAATTAATTCAGACGATTATCCGGGTAAATTCTTCCAGTACATGGTAAATGAAAAAGGGAATTGCTACAAAGTAAATACTATCAGTGTTTACAGCCTTATACCAAGGTTTGAGATTGGAGGTAAATGATTTGAATGAAAAGCCAAAAATAATGATTGTATCAGATGCAGAAACGGCGCAAAGAGCTATTCTTGATATGATAAATAGTTATCCGGATTTCCCGCCCGGTTTCAAACCATCAAATTCAACAATCTTATGGAACAGCATAAAAGATACTCAGTCTATTGGAGTTTTTCCGGCGCAGGATCCTGTTTATTTGAAAAAATATGTCAGCGGTTCTTATGTCGGACAAATGACGTTCCAGATCGTATACAAAAGCAATCCAACAACAAACAAGGATAATATTGCAGCAAGCAATCTGCTTGAAAATATTGCAAAGTTCCTTGAAAGTGGAGAATTTACATTAAAAGATAAAAATTTTGTTGCAGAACAAATAAACCGCACATCAGATGTATTTTGTGGTTCAGCAGATGGGAAAACAACAGAATTAGCAATTAATATGCAGCTTAAATATTTTTATAAAAAATAGGAGGAATACTCATGGCAAAAGACAGAACTAACATGATCTCACTTTTGGATATTGGAAGCCTTATGGGTGGAAAAAGTGAAAAACTTGCTGAAATGGGTGACGGTTTCACAGAGCTTACAGAAGACTGGGGACCTAACACAGAAAGCACACAGTACGTAAACATGAAAAATGCAAGCAACTCTGTAAAAGGGTATGCATTTTCAATGTCCCCGGAAAGAGAACATTTGTCAGATGAAATGCAGACAGTGTTTAATGACATTTTCAAAAAGCTTCCAACAGGAGATCAGTGTGAGACATATTATTATCGCTACTATAAAACTGATATTACAAGCGGATCAGGAGATTGTATCCGTGTCCCAGTAACTGTATGTGCATCAAGCACTGGTGGATCAGGTGGCGATATTTTAAAGTCTACAATCCAGATTAATGGAAATGGAGATGTAGAACAGGGAACAATCACTATTGCTGGTGATGGATCGTTTTCATGGGCGCCTAAAGTAAGTGCTTTGGCTTTGGATGAAGATTACCCAATTGCATAGGTGTTAATTAAAAATTAGCATATGTGGGATGCCTGCATTTCCTTGGTGTCCCACATTAGGAAAGGATGTTAAAAATGGAAGAAATTAAATTAAGCAGTGGTATAAAAAAAATTGCAATAAAAGACGAAGACGGAGATCTTATTACAGTTATAACAGTAGATACAGCGAATGCAGACACAGCTAAGAAGTTTGCAGGTGTAATTGATAAATTAAATAATATATCTCGGAACTGTGAAAAAGAAGCAGCCGAATGGAGAAATAACCACAAAGACGATATGAATGTGGATGATATGAATGTGGATGCAGCATTAGAACTTAACAGCATTCGTGTGAAATATCTTAAGCAGATTACGGAAAGTATAGATGGGTTGTTTGGCGAAGATGCCATGAAACAGATTTACGGAGATATTGTCCCGGATGAACTTGCAATCGTGGAGTTTGTAGAGCAGGTTATCCCTGTTATGAATAAGCTTTTCAATAAACGTTTTGAACAGGTGCAGAACAGATACAATGTAAGAAGACGTGGGGCAAAATAATGAACAATGTCATGCTTGACAATTTGCCTACTGAATGGAACGGATACAAAGTAAATACCGATTTCCGCATAGGTATGCAGATTTATATTTTGCAATATGACAAAGAAATGAATGAGTACGAGAAAACAACTTCTATTCTTTATCTTATGTTCTCTGATGAATACGGAGAACTTAGAGACCATCCACAGCACAATGAGTTAAATGAATGTATTTCCTGGTATTTAAACGGATGGTATCACGACAATACCGGCAGTAGTAAAAATACAAAGCGTTTTATTGACTATGATGTAGATCAATGGAGAATATACGCAGATTTCTTGCAGATATACGGAATTGATTTGTCCGTGGCAGATATGCACTGGTGGAAATTTAATGGCTTGATCTGGAATATGCCAAGAAGATTATCTTCTCTCATGGAGGTAATTGAGATCCGACAGAAGAAGATTGAAAAGAACATGAGTTCCAAGGAAAAATATGCAATCAGAAACGCACAGAATAGATATGCTTTGGAACAGCCAGAAAAAGAGTATACCAGCGAAGAAAAAGAAAAGATAGATGATTATGATCGTATGATGGAAGAAATAAGAAAGCAGAAAGAAACAGAACAGGAAGCATTGAAACAGTTTAAGAAATGAGGGTTTTAGCATGGCTGAATATGATGGCGAAATCAGAATAAAAACGTTGATTGAAAATGGAGAAGCATCAAGTAAGATCATGCAGATGGAATCACAGTTTCAGAAGCTTGCAAGAGAAGCTGATAAGTTTTCCAAGACACTGAAAGAACTGGCAAGTCAAAAGATTCCAACAGAGGAATATAAGGCTGTGCAGATGCAGATAGAAAAAGATACTGCTTCTCTTGATAAACTTCTTGCCAGAATGGATAAATTCTTAGAAACAGGTGGAAGCAGTAAAAGCACAACATTTAAAAGAATGCAATACGACGTTGAGGAATTAACAAACTCGATTAAATATGCAAAAGGCGAGCTTGCCGCAATGGAATCTTCCGGAACTGCTTTTATAGATCCTACAACTACAGAGGAATATAGCAAAGTATCTGAAAAGCTTCTTGATGTACAGAGCAAACAGGAAGTCCTTAATCAGAAGATGAGAGAAACAGTTGTCAATGAGAAATCTATTGGTGCTGGTGCGAAGAACATTGAAAAAGTAGGAAAATCAGCAAAAAAATCCTCTGGCTTAATATCTGACATGACGAAACGAATAAAGCAGACAGTAGTTAGTTTTGCAATATTCGGTGCGGTTATGAAAGTATCTCAGACCATATCAAAGGCATTTACAGAAGGTATACAGAACATGGCGAAGTATTCTTCTGAATTTAATGGAAAAATGTCTGAAATGGCAAGTGCTTCGGCTACATTGAAAAATTCTATTGGAGCATTGACAGCACCTATCATATCTGCATTGACACCAGCAATCGTAACCTTATGCACATGGCTTACAAATGCCATTAATGCCATGAATAGATTTATTGCGGCTATAAGCGGAAAAAGCACTTGGACAAAAGCAAAAAAGCAGCAGGTAGACTATGCGGCATCTCTTGATAAAACATCCGGTTCTGCCAAAAAAGCAGCTGGAGCATTGGCGGCTTTTGATGACTTGAATGTATTGCAGAAAAATGATTCTGGAAGCGGTAGTGGTGGATCTGGTAGTGGCGGATCTGATTTATATGAAGAAGTCCCTACTGGAAAAGAATTATCAGATAAAATCCAGCCATTTATAGATTATTTAAAAAAATTAAAAGTTTCTATAAAAAATGGATGGGATGAAACCTGGAGCAATTTAGATGTTTCTTTACAATTTGATAATATTAAATCCAGTATAGAAAGCATAAAGAATTCATTTTTAAATATTTTTTCAGATAGTGAAGTTTCTGCATCTGTTGATAATTTTGCTATGACTTTTTCAAGGTCACTTGGAAGCATTTCGGCATCTGTAGTGAGCATAGGTGCTACCATAGCAGAAAATCTTCTTGGTGGGATATCTATTTATCTTGAAAGTAATTCTGAAAATATAAAAAATTATATTATCGACATGTTTGATATAGCATCTGATATTTCAGTGCTGGCATCACAGGGGGCAGATGCATTCGCAAATGTATTTTCTGTATTTGGGGATGAAAATGGACAGCAGATCACAGCAAACCTGATTCAGATTTTTTCGGATGCGTTCATGATGGTTACGGAGAATGCGGCAAAATTTGGAAAAGATATTATCGATTGCATCGTGACACCTTTTGTAGAGAATCAGGATGCTTTAAAAGATGCGTTAGATGGACTTCTTGGTGTGATTGCGGATTTGACAACGACTATATCAGACGGTGTACAGCATGTGACCGATAAAATCACAGAATTGTACGATGAACATATTCATCCGTTTATTGAAAATGTAAAAAATGGAATGTCAGAACTGATAGAAAAATTCTTAGAATTCTGGAACACTTATGTGCAGCCTATTTTACAGAATCTGGCGTTAATGTTTGAGGATACCTATGAAAATCATTTAAAGCCTGTGTTTGATAATATTTTCGAAATAATGGGAATCGTAATAGACATACTGAACGATTTATGGACAAATATTTTGCAGCCGATTATTGCATGGATTATTGAAAATGTGCTTCCGGTAATTCTGCCGATTATTGAAAACCTGAGCCAGAATATAAAAGACAGCGTCGATTTTATTTTAGATCTGATCAATTTTTTACTGGCAGAGGTAAAACTTGTATTTGCTGCAATTCATGCATTACTTACGAAAGACACAGATAAAGCATTACGCCAGGCAGAAAAATCAGTAAAAGATTTTGTGAACAGCATTATTCAGATGTTCGAAAATATGGTGAACCGGGTTATTAATGGTATCAATTCACTGATTTCTGGCTTTAATAGCATTGGATTTGATTTACCTGACTTTTTAGGTGGAGGTTCTTGGCATCCAAACATTCCGACGATTCCGACTGTAAGCCTGCCGCGTCTTGCCAACGGTGGTATCACAACCGGAAGGACACTCGCGGAAATCGGAGAAGCTGGAAGAGAAGCCGTGCTGCCACTTGAAAATAATACCGGCTGGATGGACGACCTTGCATCGAAGCTTGCAAGCAAAATGCCGGACTATAGCGGTGCAAAGACAGTAGTACTGGCGGTGGATGGTAAAGAGTTCGCAAGAATCAATCTGCCATATTTGCAGGACGAAGAAATAAGACTTGGTATAGCGGAGGGATAAGATGGTACATAAGTATACACAAGGACTTATCATTGATGGAATTACATATAATATCCCTCTGGTGTCTATCCAGAGGACACTGGACTTTCTGGAAAAGTATGCAGAGAGGACAGAGGACGGCGACATGAAAAACGAGACCATCGGACTTTATAAGAATTATACGATCTCAATTGGAACGATCGATGATGCAGAAATGTATGACAGGCTGATAGATCATATCACGGATTGCGATAACAGATTCCATCATGTATTACTACCGGATGCTAGTAAGCAATTTGATTTTTATGGGTATTTTTCCTCTATTAAAGATGAAGTAGAAAAGGTACTGGACAGCGGAGCGCAGTATAAAGGCTTGTCTTGGAAAATGACGAGCAAGAAACCATCAAGGACACCGTAAGGGGGCATTTATGAGAACATATTGCAGGGCAGAAATGAAATTTATAGATGTTACCGCACTTGCGGATGCTGCGGTTACGACAGATGATAACCAGAGAATAGGTTCTGTTGGACTATTTGCAGATCAGACGAAGCAGTCCGATTATGGAACTTTCGAACTGAACCAATTTATACTTGATGGAAGTAAAAGTGTGCTGCCGGACAATCCAAGCGATATTGCATTCTGGAGTGATGCATTATCAATGGATGACTGCACATTTGAAACGAATCCCAAAATCACGATCACATTTAAGGAGCAGCATACATCCGCAGCGATCACACTTTATTTTGAAGATGAGCCACCAGCAGAGCTGAAAATCACATGGTATACGGTTGCCGGTACAAAATTAGTCACAGAGACATTTTACCCGGATAGCCTTATTTATGTTTGCAATAATCAGGTGCAGAATTACGGAAAAATCGAGATTGAATTTGTAAGAACAAGCTTTCCACAGAGATATATTAAGCTTCAGTACATTTTATACGGAAAATATATCGTATGGGATAAGGATATGATCCAGACAGCCAAGGTGCAGGAAGACATTGATGTGACCTCTGCAACCTTGTCTATCAACGAAGCGGATATTTCAATTGTTGATATGAATAATGACTTTGACGCAGAAAACGAAAACGGAGCATGGAAGAGTGTGCAGAAAACGCAGGAAGTCACATTGTCAGAGTTTAATAACGGAAACATGATTCCTATGGGAGCATTCTTCATCGACGATTTTTCTTTTTCAAAGAATATTGCAAAATTTAAGTTGATTGATGTAGTTGGGTTATTAGATAAGTATACATTTTATGACGGACAGGTATATAACAATGTCCGTGCAGAAGTGATACTGAATGCGATATTTGCCACTGCCGGTATCAAAAAATATACGATTGATGAAGAAGTCGGCAACATACTTTTAAGTGGCTATTTAGCCATCCAGACGTGCCGTAAGGCATTGCAACAGGTATGCTTTGCGTGTGGTGCGGTTGCAGATGACAGCCGGAGCGATACCATCAAGGTTTATAAGCCAGACAGATATGTGAAATCCACTGTCGGGACGGATCGCAAATTTAATGGAAATACGAAAGTATCTCTTGAAAAATATATCTCTGGTGTGAATATTGAGATGAAAAACTATGCATTGGAAGAAAAAAACTCAGACATTTATAAGAAAACATTGCCGGCCGGAGATACCAAGATTACATTTTCAAGTCCATATCTTCCATCGTCCATCACGGCAAGTGTCGGCACGCTGAAAGAAGTAAAAACAAATTATCTCATCATTAACATGCCGGATGCCGGACAGTGCCAGATCACAGGTATTAAATATGCAAATACCACTTTTTCTTATGAGAAACGTGTGGATAAAATCGAAGCTGGAGAGACAGAAAATATAAAGAAGTACAGTGGATGCACCATTTATAATGCTGATATATTACCCGATATCGCCGATTATCTTTTAGGTTATCATGCCTTGAGAAAAAAGGTTGAAATGAAGTACCTGGTTGACTTAGAGCAGGTAGGAAATTGGGCAAATATAAATTCGATTGGTGGAAAGACATCGACAACATTGATTGAGAGCCAGACGCTTGATTTGACAGGTGGATTTATCGCAACTGCAACATGCATGGGATACTCAATTGTCGTTACCGAGGATGTGTTTGCAGGAACTGAATTATATACGGGAGGAGATGTGATTATCTAATGGAAATGAGACCAATTATATACAGTGCAAAATTATCCAGTCAGAAAGTCACAACAAAAACCAAAGTAACAATAACGGTTGTGGCAGATGATGTAGAGACATATTACACAGAAACAAAATATACCAGATCCAGCAATCATGAACTTATAGCTGGACAGGAGATAGGAGTTATTTAATGGCAATTGTAAAAGTAAGGGTACAGGTTGATGGAGTGTGGACGAATCTTACTTTAAGTAATGGAAAATGGGTTGGAACAATTACAGCCCCTGCAACCACATCATACAATCTGTCCAATAAGTATTATCCGATTAAAATTGAGATTACCAATGATGCGGGAACTGTAGTGGCGAAAGATGCTACAGATGCCACTCTGGGAGAAGCATTGAGACTGGTTGTAAAAGAAACGATGAAGCCTGCGATCACACTAGTATCTCCATCAAAAGGTGCATATGTGACAAACAATAAACAGCCGATCACATTTAAAGTCGTGGATGAAGCCGGTGGATCAGGAGTTAAGCTGTCATCTGTAAAAATTAAAGTAGACAGCACTACATACACAACTTCAAGCACAGGAATGGTAAGTAAAGGGATTACAAATGGTTATCAGTTTACATTTACGCCACAGACGGCACTTAATGATGGAAACCACACTATCACGATCAATGCGTCAGATAATGACGGAAATGCGGCGACTACCGTTTCATCAACATTTACAATTGACACAGTGCCGCCGACATTGACAATTTCTTCTCCACAGACAGGGCTAATCACAAATAAATCTGCGCTTACAGTAACCGGTAAAACGAATGATGCAACTTCAAGTCCGATAACATTGACTATGACATTAAACGGCACGAGCCTAGGATCAGTAGCGGTAGAAACTGATGGAAGCTTTTCAAAAGCGGTTACTCTTGCAGAGGGAACGAACAGTATTGTGGTTACGGCTAAAGACGGAGCCGGACAGACTACCAGCATTACATTGAGCGTCAAGCTTGATACTACGGTGCCTGTGTTAAAAGGCATTACACTTACACCAAATCCGGTAAGCACAAGTGCAAGTGTAGCAATCACGGTTGAGGTCAGCTGATGGCTTCTGGAACGATCAGTTTTGAACTGTCAACAGACATCACTTATGTTGCCGGGACTGTAAATGGTGTTAAGACAGTTTTTATCCAGGATGAAGCATATCCTGTGAAGTGGCGTGCAACGGTAGATGTGGCAGAGGACAGCTTATACCACATTTACCTCGAAATGTACGATGAGGCAGGAAATAAGAGTACCTACGAGAATACGATCGAGTATATTCTGCCGTGGTTTGTGTATGATCGTACACAGGCAGATGTAGACCGTGTACAGGAACTTCGGAATATAGGCTGGGAGAATATGACAGACAGTGAAAAAACGGAATGGCAGCAAGGGATGAAAGGCGCATTCAACTTATCGGATGTCAGGCGAAATGAAAATAACTGCTATGTCATTGCACAATTGCTGAATATATCTCTCGTCACTTGTAAGGATAATCTCCCTATATATCCGGATAAAACATATTTTGACAGTCTTTTAAAGAACGCCACAGCATTGCGGAATGCTGGTTATCAGTATGTAGAGACACCGGAAGTTCCGCAGCAACCTATTAACACATACCAGAAAATCAATGATATTGAGAGAATATTACATGACATTTATGAAGTTTATAATTCAAACTTTGTCCATTACGCAGGCGAAGAAATCTATGCCGGACAGAGCATTGGATTACTTTTATAAGAAAGAGAGGATTTTATCATGGCATTTAGTTTAAAAACATGGGTGAATCGTATTTCCGAGTACCCGAACAGAAGAAAATTAACACATGAGGACGGCAGCACGGAACTTGTGACCGTAGCGAGAGCAGAGGGGCAGATCTCAGCAGAAGGAAATGCCTTTTCTGCGGAAGAGATGAATGATCTGGAGAACAGGATCAAGGGTGGATTTGATGAGGTAAACCAGAGTTTACGTGAGTTAAACGAAGGAATGATATTTAATGATGTACGAACTGGAGTTGTTACCGTGCTTCCAAATAGCGATATTTCAATAAGTGATAATACACCAATAAATTTTAAGGATTATGTACCGCTTGCTACTACAATTATTGCAACTTACGGAAGTTCAGACGCACATTCTCATGGTATGTTAGGTTCTCCTGCTATCAAAGATAATACCACATGCGGTGTAAGGTATAAAAATTTAACGGAAAGTGAATTAAAAGTTGACTTTACAGTTCGATTTTATTATTTACGAAATAATTAAAATAAATCCCATCTGATTGTAAAGATAATCGCATAATCTTTAGGCATGGTATCTATGAGCTGACGATATTTAATATACCCATTCTCGATATATAACGCACCAATAGCAATACCGGTGTATGATATATCTTTTACTGTAGTTTTAGGATTAAATTTCGAATCGGATATTTTAGCAACTATGATATCTGTTCCTTTAGAAATAGCCTGTTTAGCATTAAGTTTGAAGGTTGCTTCTGCATGTAATTTATTATACAAAAATTTCGTATATTCAATGTAGGCGATTTCACAATCTTCACGTTGTAACACTTCATCGTTACGCTTCCATTCGATTCCTTCGTTTAACTTATTTAAACTCTGGTTATGCGAAGTAAAATGGAACAAAAAATTATTATGAAATATTATAATTAAATTATACAAAAGAAAGGAAGATGATCCAATGGAGATGTTAAAAGAAACGTACACGATTGCTTTGCCTATCGTTCTGACAGCATTTATGGGATACATAGTGTGGCTTTTGAAAAATCAGAAGTCCGACAGAGATGCGAATAGCAGAGGAACAATGCTTTTGCTTCGTGTGCAAATGATTGAGTACCATAATAAATACATGGCTCTCAAAGAAATTCCATCCTATGCCTACCAGAATTTTATGGAAATGTACGATGCCTATCATGCGTTGGGCGGAAATGGAATGGTCACAAAGATGAAAAATGAGATTGAAGAGCTTCATCTGAAGCAGAAAGAGAGGATTTAAACATGACAGATTTAGGATTTTTAACAGAATTTATGGTGCCGGTAATCGTAGGCATTTGCCTTTGTGTAGGCTATGTCGTGAAGAAGTGGATTAAGGATGTGGATAATAAATACATTCCTACCATCTGCGCTGTCCTTGGTGTTATTCTGGCGGTTTGGATTAACGGATGGACAGTTACAGCACCTATTTTATTAAGTGGATTATTCAGTGGTTTGGCAAGCACAGGACTGCACCAGATGTTCAAACAGTACATTAATAAGGAGGAAAAATAAGTTATGAGAATTGGATTAAATGCAGGACACACGCTGTCCGGTGCCGGATCTGGAACTTCCGGTGTAATCGTAGAGAGCATTGAAACAAGAAAGGTATGCAGCAGATTGACAGAAATGTTTAAAGCATGCAGTGTGGAAGTTGTGCCATGTACAATAGATAAAGCGGCGACGCAGAAGGCCTATTTACAAAAAGTAGTTGAGATGGCAAACAGAACGGATCTTGATTACTTTATTAGTATTCATCTCAATAATGATAAGGCAAGAAAAGGACATGGTGTGGAAGCATATACATTCCAGGGAAGACAGTATCCTGACGCAATAGAGGTCTGTGAGCATATCGAAGCACTGGGATTTACAAACCGTGGAGTGAAAGAAGGTAGCGGATTATATGTAATCAAAAAGACCAAAGCAAAATCCATGTTGATCGAGGTCTGCTTTGTAAATAATCCGGATGCATCTTTATATCAGCAGAAATTTGAACAGATCTGTGCAGCAATTGCATATGCCTTAGCAGACTATGTACAGGCAAGTCCAAAGCCAGTTGCACCGGTACAACTTCCGAAGAAAAAGAAATATGTTAAAGTTCTGGTGGATGATCTGGCAGTAAGAAAATCTCCAAGCTGGGATAAATCAGCAGTAGCAAAAAGAGTACAAAAGAATGAAGTCTTTACCATTGCGAACGGACCGATCAAGGTTGGCGGTGGCAGCATGTACGAGCTTAAATCGGGATTATACATCACAGCAGCATCAAAATACGTCACTGTGTACGAAAAATAAAACTATAGCCGGTAGAGTTTATCTGCCGGCTATTTTTAAAGTAGAAAGAAACATGTTCAATTTCGTGTTGCATTTTTATTTGCTTATAAAATGGCAAATTTGCCATTTTATAAGCAAATAAAAAATGCTCAAAACACAGTAAAATCAATGGTTACAGTAAAACCTAGGTTTGATAATAATGCATTCATTATAGTTCGATTTAATAGACTTGTACTAATTAATGTTAACCGCTAGGAAATAGTTATTTAGTACAAGTCCTAGATATAAAATATAAAGCCAGTAATTTCAAAGGCTTCATTCAAATAAATTTCTTTTATTATTCTATGCCAAAATTCTTGTTTTCCTTTTTGATCTAGTTGTTCGTAAAGTTCTTTCCAGTCTTCCGGGATCTGCTTCTTAAATTCCTCAATCCTTACAACTTTGTTGTTTGACAACTCCTCAGTTATGGAATTTATTTTTTCTGATAAGACACTGTATTTCTTTTCGTATTCTGGGATATCAATTCTTCCTTTTTCAAAAAGGTAATTCAGTCTGTCACGCTCCGCTATTGCATCATTAAGTTTCTTATTCAAATTGCGCTTTGGTTTACCTGCTTCTTTTTTTACATCAAATTCAAGATTTTTTAATGCTGCATCAAGATTTTCAAGAAGATATTTTTCTGTTTTTGCTTCTGATACTAATTTTGTTTTGTGCAATTTCTCATTTCCACCAAACCAGCATCTTTGATATTGCCGGTGCTTTTTGGTCTTCCTGTCTATACTGTAAAAACTTGACATTTTTCTGCCACATATAGGACAACGGAATAATCCGCTGAATAAATATATATGACCGGACGGAGCATATTTTATCTGATTGATACTTCTTATTTCTTCCATTTGGTCTTTAGTGAAATAAGGCTCACAGAAATGGTCATTCTCCCTTACTTTTCCAATATACAGATCTGATTTGATCATTGTGTCCAATTTGTGTCTGGTAAAATCTGGGATGAAGTTTTCACGAACCCACAGAACAGTACCACGTTTGCTTTTTGTTGCTAATAAATAATCAAATATAGCCCTTGTCTGTTCATCGTTATCGTGTACGACTTTCTTTACGCCATCTATTTTCTCTATTTTGAATCCTATAGGCACTCTGCCAGTGTAAGCTTTCCCCTCACGGATTTTATAAGCTGCGGTGTCTTTGTATCGTTCAGATATGACCGCCCATTCTAATTCTGCCATGTTTGCCATCTGGTACATGAAGTTCTTTCCGTATGGCGTGGAAGTATCGATTTGCTGACTTACTGATATCAAGTTGCATCCTGCGCTTTCCATGTCGTGATATAGGTTACAGAAATCTCTCATATTTCTTGCTATACGATCGTATCTCATAATAACAACTGCATTGATTCTTCCAGCTCTGACATCATCCATCATGCGCTGAAAGTCCTTTCTTTTTGCCGTGCTATGCCCTGTGATCGCATAATCGCCAGAATAAACGATTATATTTGCATCAGGGTAAGTTTTATTAATGTACTTTCTACAATCGTCTATTTGTTGTTCCATTGATTCTGAATTATCATCTTTTTTTGATTTCCTTGGATAAATTGCTATGTTCATTTTTAACTCCCTTTAAAAAAAGTCCCTCATTTGCTAGAGGGACTGTATACTATTCTATTTCTATAATATCTGCCGAGTATCCAATAACTTCTCCAACGCTTTTAATATGAACTTTTAGCGTTATAGTATCGTCTTTGGACATTTCCATTACCTTTGCTTTTACATCATCATCTTTTATATAGCATTGGACACCAACAATTGCAAATTTGTCTGTCTGAGAGAATACCCCGATATACTTACCGTTGCTGTCAATAACATCTAATCGACCAGTAATTTCTAAGTATTTGTCATTGTAAGTATCTTCTGCTTTCATTGAATTGTTTTTCAAATCATCCATCATGGTGCTTACATCAACCGCAGTATATTCAATTTCTGGCTCTGATTCGGTCTCAACTTCCTTTACCTCTGGTGTCGAATTTTGAGTTTCGTTTGTGCTTGATGATTGTGAAGTGGTAGTAGTTTCTGAATTGTCGGAATTTCCACCAGAAGCAGAACCGATAGCTGCAAGAACCAGGATCACAATTAAAACAATCGCCCATTTCGGTAAACCTTGTTTCTTTTTGCATACTGGACATATCTTTGCTTTCTTAGGAATCTCCGATTGACAGTGTTTACATACTTTAGTATCTTTTGATTCGTTCATGATTTTGAACTCCCCTTTCTTTTGATACTACAATTATAAAGCAAAATGATTATAAAACAATACATTTTTGTCATTTTTTTATGACATTTTTTTGCAAAATGAAAGTTTAAGATAAAAACAAATGGATGCGTTATTGACTTTTCGAACATACGTTCGTATACTTTATGTATCAAATAGAAAGGTGGTATTGGATATGGGAGAGCTTAAAGAGAAAATAATAGAATTAATAGAGAAGTGCATGGACGAGGATGATCTCCGAACCATATATGCATTTATAAAGAGATTTTTAAGATAAAGAAAAAGACAAGGGTTTGCGCATTGCCCTTGTCTTTCTTTTTACTTCTTTACAAGCTTTTCTGCCAGCTTCTGGATTGTGTTCCAGTCGTTTTCATCCAGTTCCGAGATAGCGGCTATGAATCTGTACCGCTGGTCTTTTTCCCCAGCTTTCAGAACATCCGCAAGAAATTCAGCTATCTTTTCATTCTCGGTCTTTTGAATGAACATTTCACCGTTTCCGGTCTCTAGCCATTCCACATCAACATTAAACAATTGACAAATAAGTTTAATCGACTGGGTTGATAGATTTCTTTGACCAGTTTCTACTAAAGATATGAAATTTTTAGTTAAACCAATTTCTTTAGCAAACTTTTCTTGTGACATTCCAAGCGATTTTCTCAACTGTTTTATTTGCTCATACACTTATTATCACCTCCCACTAGTATAATAGTACGAAAATCACACAATGTCAAACAAAATATTTAAAAAATGTTTGACAATACCAACTAAGTATGATATTATAATCACACAAGGTAATACAAACACGAAAGGAAGTGAGCAGATGAGCGAAAAACAGAAAGAATCCCTTACAAGACTAGCTGAAACAGTATCACAGCTGGACAAAGAAAACTTCAACTATATTCTTGGTGTTGCGGATGGTATGGCAATCTCAAAGAAACAGTCGGAAGTTGACAAGCAGATTGCCATGTGTGGGAGCGTTAAATAATGAGAAAGGAGATTCCTATGAACAAAGCAGACATGGAAATTACACCAGAGAGGAAAGCCAAGATTATGGACATTCTGTTAGAGATTTACGAAAGACAGGAAGGAATTAAGCTTGTGGTTAAGGACAAGGCATCATGAATAAACAGTGTGTATATGGTGTAGCAACAGGTCAGACGGTATCAGACACACATATCTGATATTCCGACCGAAATTAGATTCATTTTTGAAAGAGAGTAGAAAGAAAAATGTGCGGATTTAAAAGCGGATTGATATTGAAAAATCGTTGTGTAATAGCAGAGGGAGCAAACGACAGCCACAGTGATTTACTGGAAAGCCTTGGAATTGAGGACAACATAGAAAATGCAATGCGTGTTTTCGTGAGAGTGGAACTTTTACCACCTAACGAAGAGTGGTGGACAGATCCAGACACTTGGAAAGAAAACGTGGATCAGGACATTTTGCCAGAATGGTTCGAGAACGACAAGGATAGATATTTTGATGAGTTTAGAAAAGCTGTCAAGGACTGGTGGAAAGAACACGTCAGAATTGATGAAGAAATCGAGGAACTGAGCAGCGGATATTACAGGTTGAAACGATGCAAAGTCAAAAATATGCTAAAAGACGTGAAAGCGATGTTGGACAACTCCACGGTGCAGAATATGTGGGACAACTCCACGGTGCAGGATATGAGGGACAACTCCACGGTGCAGAATATGAGGGACAACTCCACGGTGCAGAATATGAGGGGCAACTCCACGGTGCAGAA